TTATTTATTATCAATAACATCTTTAATAACTTTTCCGCCTTTTACTTCAACTATAGTTTTGCTTTTATCTAATGGTTGTAAAATTTTTACTGTTATATCATTATTAATATTTTTTGAAATAGTTAAAGCGGTTCCGGTAACTTCTCTTTTCCATAAATCTCGAATATTCTCGTTAGCTCTGCCTTCATTTTTAGCATCAATCATTCCTGACACATCTGAAGCTGCTTGTTCAACTAATTCAATATTAACTATATTATTTTTTTCATCTAATGTAGCCTTGGCAAAATGCTTATTAGAATTATTAAATTCTTGTAAATATTTATTAATTTTTGCAATAGATTCACTTGAAAGAGTTTCATTTCCTAAACTTCCTTGTTTTTCTTTTAATTCTTTATTTTCTTTTTCCAAAGAATTAATTTTTTCTTGTAATTCATTATTTTTATTTTCTAAAGAGTCTTTTTGTTCTTGTAACTCTTTGATAGCTTTATTCTCTTCGTTATTATCTTTACCAGAACAACTAACTAACATAATACTTATTAATAGCATAATAACAACTTTTTTCATATAAATTCTCCTTTAACAAATAAAAGTTTTCCTTTTCTTTATTATAAACTTAAATATATATAAAGGCAATTATTTTTTATTTAAATATAAGAACTTTCATATTTTTTTAAAAATGGTATAATATAGATGTTAATATATTCTACATTAAATAAAATGATTATATCAAAGAAAGAGAGTATTTATGAATAACATTGAAGAGTTAAGAGAATTATATAGAGAAAAATTCAATGATAATTTACCAAATATGACTATTTCAGAAGATTATGAGATAGAAATTATAAAAAGATGTCTGAAAGAAGAAAAAGATGCATATGAATTGGGATATTTTGATTTAAATTATATATACTAGTAAATATTATTCGTAATTAAGTATAATCATAAGGAGAAAATTAAAAAGAATGTTAAAATTTAAAAAAATATTAGGATATTATCCTACAGGCTCAGTTGTTTTTTTGCTTGAAGATGGAAGATATGCAATGACAAATGTTCACCAGTATTCTAATAGTTTAGGTGGAGGAGTAGAAATATCATCTACTAGTATATGTTTTCTTAGAGGAAAGGAAATTACAAATAATATTCCAGAAAATTATGAAGATAAAATAAAAAAAATTTTAAATAATCCTAACACAAAACTTAGGTTTGAATATGTGGGTGGACCAATTACAGGTCCTATCACAGTAAAAGAATATTTAAATGATTTAAATACCAAAGAAAAGGAATTATAAAAATGTTAATAGAAAAATTATTTAATGATGTAGATTTATTTTTTCAAGGTAAACACGAAGAAAAAGAAACTGATTATTTTGCTTTTTATGTTCAAGATTATTTATGCGATAATTATGATGAAATGCACAAAGAAAATGCAGAGATAACTGAATTTTTAAACGAAGATTTACCAGAAATAACAGATATAGCAGAGTATGGAGATGATAAACGTAATGAAGAATTTAAAAGACGTTTAAGAATTGAAATAGACAAAGCTAAAGAGTTGTTTTATAAATAAAGATTGGAGAAAAATATGATAGAAAAATTATTTAATGATGTAGATTTATTTTTTCAAGGTAAACACGAAGAAAAAGAAACTCATTACTTTGCTTTTTATGTTCAAGATTATTTATGCGATAATTATGATGAAATGTACAAAGAAAATGCAGAGGTTACTGAATTTTTAAACGAAGATTTACCAGAAATAACAGATATAGCAGAGTATGGAGATGATAAACGTAATGAAGAATTTAATTTGATAGAAAAATTATTTAAAGAAATAGAATTAGCTATAAATAAAAAACATAAATATAATTCATTAGATTTTTCACTATATTTGGAAGATTTTTTATGTGATAATTATGATGAAATGTATAAAGAAAATGCAGAAGTTACAGAATTTCTAAACGAAGATTTACCAGATATTTGTGCTGAAATGAATTTAGGAATAGATGATAAACCATTTTTGGATAAATTATCCCAATAATTAAAACTAGCTAAAGAATTATTTTACAAATGGTAATGTAAAAAATTAGTCTTAAATTTAAGGGTTAGAAAGAATTTAATACTTTTAGATATGGTGATGAAAACTTCATAAGGGTTGTTTCAAATAAAGGTAATAGTATTTAAATTACTTTTATCATAGACAAAAAATCAAGTTAAAAATAAGTTAAAAAAGGGAGTATAGACAGAATATGACAATGGATAATTTTATAAAAGATATAAAAAAATATTTATCTAATGAAAAAACAAACTGGCAGTATTGTTTTGATTTTTATGTAAATTTAGAAAAAAATGCACCTTATCAAAATTTAACAAATGAAGAAGACGACTTTGTAGACTATATTCTTGAGGAGATATGTGAACCTATTGAACCAGATATAGATTTGAAATATTATAAAATATATGACGAACTTTTAGTACAAGCATTAAAAAAATATAATTATTAAAAACTAAATAGCTTAAAAAAAGACACTTTAAAAGGTGTCTTTTTTGTCAATGAGTAATTTTACAAATTCTAGCAAATCTTAGATTTTTTATGTATTTATAATTATTTTTTGAAGTTCTTACAATTTTTCTTTTTAGCTAAATTTCTTATAAATCCTCTAGCATTATAACGTCTATTTAAGTAGTTTTTGTGTTCCTTATTTTTTCAATCTAACTTTTGTCAGCCTCTTTTTGTTGCTTAACTGTTTTATAGCCTTTTCTTATTTCTTTCATTCTTACCTACTAACGAAATATATAATTGTTATTAATACTATAACAGAGAATATAAATTATATTTTTTCTTTTAATGTAGTTTTTTTGATTTTAAACTTGATTTTCATAACTATTTTTGCTATAATGAAGTCGTAAGGGGGTTATTTTCCCCTTACGATTTTAATTTCAAAACTAACAAAGAAAAGATTACTAACAAGGAAAAGATTTATTTTGAAGGTGAATTCTTTAATTGTTAGTTTTTTTCTTTTTTCAATTCCTCTCAAGTTATTATTCAAATTATTTTCTTAATAAATTACAAAACAAAACAATACAATACATTATAAAGGCAAAGAATTCAGCTATTATGAAGCAACACAAATTCAAAGACAAATGGAAAGAGATATAAGAAATATCAAAAAAAGTATTTTGATGTATAATGAAATTGACGACTAAGCGGAAAGAGTGTTATTGCTAATAAAGAATTTATTGATTTAGCTAATAAAAAGTATAATCTATCGAATAGTGGTCTTAATATAAAAATGTATGAATTAGATGAAAAATTAAGAAGAAAAATCAAAAATAATTATAATTTAATTATACATGAAGGTAAACAAGGTAAACATATAAGAAATCACAATAACTATTCTGGAAAAAGTTATATACTTGATACAACAAATCCTCAAGACTTAGTAGATAAATTTGCTGGGACTGGAGACATAAAAAGAATTCAAACTACTGGAAAATGGATCAATAAGCAATTTTTCATGAATGATGTTCCTATTGGATATGTTATTGATGAAGAAACTAAAAAAGAAATTTTAACTAGAAGATTTGCAATACATTATAGTAAAGATAAAGGGACTCATATTGTTCCTATACTAGAAAAGAGGTAAAGTATGGTTACAACACAAGAAATGAAAAGCTGTGTAGGCAAAAAAGTGAAAATTTATTTAATAAATGGTAAAAACTTAAATGTTATTTGTGATTGTTATATTCAAGCAGAAGATGAAGAAGACGAACCATTATTAGAGTTTGGAAATGAAATAGTTGTACAGTCAGAAATAGAAAGAATAGAAATTTTAAATTAAGACACTGTAAAAGGTGTCTTTTTTTGTCAATGAGCAATTTTATAAATTCTAGCAAATCTTAGATTTTTTTATGTTTTTATAATTATTTTTTGAAGTTCTTACAATTTTTCTTTTTAGCTAAATTTCTTATAAATCCTCTAGCATTCGAACGTCTATTTAAGTAGTTTTTGTGTTCCTTATTTTTTCAATCTACCTTTTGTCAGCCTCTTTTTGTTGCTTAGCTGTTTTATAGCCTTTTCTTTTTTCTTTCATTCTTACCTACAAACAAAATATATAATTGTTATTAATACTATAACAGAAAATATAAATTGTATTTTTTCTTTTAATGTAGTTTTTTTGATTTTAAACTTGATTTTCAAAACTATTTTTGCTATAATGAAGTCGTAAAGGGGTTATTTTTCCCTTACGATTGTAAATTCTAAACTAACAAAGAAAAGATTGATTTTGAACTTGAATTCTTTAATTGTTAGTTTTTTTCTTTTTTCCGATGTTTCGTCGGCTTCATTATATCTTTCCTCCTTTTTTATATATTATTTCATATTATTATCATGATATCAATACTTTTTAAAAAAATTTTAAAAAATATTTATACATAAAACTTGAATATCTATTCACTAAAAAATATGGCAAAAGTTTTATTGTTTTGTGTTGCCATTGGTGTGCCATTTTATATAATTTTATATAAAGTTATATAATGTTATATAAAAACTCAATAAAAAAGTTCCTGAAAATAAGCCATTTTATAAACTTATATAACAAGAACTTTTGATTGGTGGAGATGGTGGGTGTCCTACAATTAATATATAATATTATTGATATTTCAATAAATTAATTTGTTTCTGTTTGCCTATTGTTTGCCAATAAGTCAAACTTATTAATTTCTTTTTCTAAATGTGTTTTTGATATATGTGTATATATATTCATTGTTGTTTGATAATTAGAATGTCCTAATAAACTTTGAGCAGATTTTACATTTACACTCATTTCATATAATCTACTAGCATAAGAGTGTCTAACTCCGTGAAAAGTTTTCTCAGGTATTCCTGATTCTTTACAAATTTGTTTTACTCTTCTATTAGGTCTTTTATGTTCAATGGGATTTCCTATATCATCTGCAAAAATCAAATTATTATTTTTGTAGGCTTTCTTTAATTTTGTTCTTAAATTATCTTGTCTTTCTTTATGTTTTACTAATAATTCAACTATATTTTTAGGTATAGGAACTAATCTTATACTAGATTCTGTCTTTGTGGTAACTAATTTTAATTGTCTTGTTTTCGTTCCATCATTATTAATTTTATATTCATTTTGATATTGCTTGTTTATATTTAAGTAATTATCTTGAAAATCTTCCCAAGTTAGAGCGGTTATTTCTCCAAGCCTTAAACCTGAATAAAATGTAGTTAAAATCAATAAATCAACTGTATTTTCTAAATTTAAGTATTCTATAAATTTTGTTTGCTCTTCAAAAGAAAAAACTATATTTTTTTTGACTTTTATTTGTTTAGGTAACTTAACACCTTTACAATAGTTTTTAAATAAAAATTCATGGTCTATAGCCCAATTAAGACAAGAACTAAATAGATTTAACAACCTTTTTCCGTTATCAATAGAGATTAATTGTTCAGATAACAAAGAATTAATATGATTTTGAAAATGTATAGTTTTTAAGTCTTTTAATTTTATATTACAAATAGGGTAATCTTTTATCTTTAATCTCCATAAACTTTCATATCTTGCAAATGAATTTGGTTTTATTTCTAATTTTTTATAGTTAAAAAACCAATTTTCAAAAAATTCTCCGAAATATATTTTTTCTTTAGAATAAGAGTCTGTATTTATCAAAAATAGTGCTTTTTGCATTTTTTGAAAAACTTCTTTTTTACTTGATCCTGTTATTGTTTCTCTTAATCTTTTTCCGCTTCTATCTTTTCCTATTGAGATTTGTGCAACAAAATAGTTTTTTCTGTTCTTAACTTGATAAATTGCACCTTCTCCTTTTAATCTTCTTTTTTGCATAAAAATAGCACTTCCTTTCTGGTTGTGCTAATGTGTAAAATGTGATATAATTAATTTGCGAGATTAATGTGTTTATCACATTATTACAGATTAGCTTCCATTATGTGGGGGCTTTTTTGTTTTATTTTACTTCAAAATTTTTTTGTCCTAAATCTTTTCCATCCATACCCTGAGTTGCTTTTAAAGTAACTGGAGTTGTTTCGTCTGATAATTCATAAGCAATAGCATTTTTCACAGTTCCACCCTTTTTTATTTTTGCATCTTGTGTATCTATTAAGCTATCATCTGGATGTCCTGCAACTTTAAGTTCATTAACCATATTTTTATTATTGTCTTGTATTGCAGTAAAAACAGCTAACCAAGCTATAGAAGGATCTATTTCTTTATCTGATTTATTTGTTGTATTATACCAAAAAGCTATAACAGGTTTTGAGCCATATTCATTTCCTTTTTCGCCAACTTTAATTATTTTGTACTCAATAATTTCAATTTTCAAATCATTAAGTTCAGCAACCTTTCCATCAAAACCGATATTGTCTTTCTTTTTTTCTTCTTTTTTCTCTTCTGTTTTTGTGGATTCAGTTGTTTTTGTTTCTTCTTTTTTCGGTTCTTCTTTCTTTCCACAACTAACTAAAAATAAACTTGTTAGCATTAATGCTATAATTTTTTTCTTCATAAATAAAATTCTCCTAAATAAATATTTTAAATACACTCAACACTAAAATTAGGGTTGAATCGTATTTTGTAACCATTAATTATAGAGTAGGGAGCATACTTGCTTTTGTAATAATCCATAATTTTGCAAAAATCTTCAGAACTTATACACAGTTCTTCTAAAATATCTTCATACTCCACATTACATAATTTATACTCTATTAATTTTTCTATAGGCAAAATCTTTCTATATGCCCATCCGTTCGCTCTCATTTCTTGTAGTGCATTTTCTTCCGTTTTAGCTAGTGCATTACCTTTTAAGGTTTCGTGATGCCCTAGTTCGTGAGCGAGTATCACATTATATTTGTAAGGCTTTATTTCTTCATTAATAAAGACATTATTATCAATATATAAGCCTTCAAAGTTTTCATTCTGAAAATACACTTCATTTATAGATATTTCGTTTTCATAAGCAAACTGCTCTAACTCTTCTTTTTTAGTCATTATTCTTCCTTTTCGCTTTTACAAAATCTATATATTTTTGAATATCTTCTAAATCTTCTTCAGTAAATTCATCATCCCTATGACTTGCTGCAATTCTTTCTATACCTGTTAAGTTTAAGTCATCTATTGTTTTTGGTGTTCTGGGTTCTAACAAATCTGTTCTTTCTATACCAAAAAATTTACATATTTTATCAACCTTATCCATTCTAGGTACATTCTTTCCGTTTGTATAATAATTTGCCATAGCAGTACTTATATTCAAATATTCTGCTAAGTCTTTTTGAGATTTACCTTGTTTATTCAAATAATAAATTAGATTTTCTCTAAATATATCATTTATATTTTTCATTGGATCACTTCCTTTATGTATATTATAAAGTATAACTTAATAAAAAGCAAGTTTTTTTTGAAAAAAATTAAGTTTTTTTTGAAAAAACTATTGACATTAAGTTTAACTTAGTTTATAATATAATTGTGGTTGAGATACAATATCTTAAAATTTATAATGGGGAGGTGAGACTATGAGCGGAAAAATTACCTTAAAAGCTGCAAGAGTCAATGCGGGACTTACTCAAAAAGAGCTAGCTGAAAAGATTGGAAAAAGCGAAACTACAATAGTTAAATGGGAGAATGACCAAACAGGAAAGAAAATATCCATTGAAAATCTTGAAAAGTTATGTAAGATTTTAAATATTGGTTTTAATGATATTTTTTTTAACTAAAAAATTAAGTTTAACTTAATTTTATATCAGGAGGTGAAACAATGGAATTAAAGAATATTAAAGAAATAATAATAAAAACTAAAGATAATGAATTAATTTGTTCAATAACTGAAGATAATGTTATTGAAAATGAAGATTATGTAATTGAGTATATTTCCGATGATGAAAATTAGCCTAAGTTATTTTTGTCTGATGTATCTGGATTTGATACTGGAGTTTTTACTCCATTAATATTTCTAATGTGGTAATTGCTGTAATGTCCTGTTTCGATAGATTTTACAAACTGAGACCTTGTCATTGTTCTTCCAGTTTGTGAATCTTTAAAATTAGTATTTCTTCCTGTTGAAGATTGTCTAGTTACTGTTACTCTAGCTTTACTCAATTTATCACTCCTTTGTAAAGAAATTAGATTTCAAAGGAAATATACTCAAAATAATTATAACATAAAAATATGAAAAGAAAGGGAGAACACGTCAGGGAGCTAATCAACTCGCAAAAAAAATTTTATAAGGAGGTAAGAATATGGAAGATAAATTGCTATTAACTACTAAAGAATGTGTCGAGTATATAGGTATAGGAGAAACTACTTTAAGAAATTTAGCTAAAACTTATGATGATATACCACATGTTTTTATAGGAACAAAACTATACTTTATAAAATCAGAGCTTAATAAGTGGTTAGTAGAGCATCAGGGAGAAATCCTAAAATAAAAAAGTACGTCTTATAAATTTACGAAAAATTTGACGTACTAAAAAAATACACTAAACACATTATATTAAATAAGAAGGAGACTGTCAATATGAATGAACTACAAAATAGTATTATAAATGATTCGATTATAAATATTTTAAATATGAAACAAATTGAACCTGAAGAAGTTAAAGAAGAAGTAAAAATTATAAATAATTCCAAAGAAGAAATTGAAGATTTAAAATTTAGAAACAAAATTCTAACAATAGCACTAATCGGAATTACTTTTATGTCTTTATTGGTGTAGCTATGAACAAGATTGAAAACTTTTCAAACAATATGGATAATTTTGTTTTAGTTGCTAGAAAAGTTAAAGAGCAATGTTTGACTATGAAAGGCACTAGAATAAACAAAGCAGAATTTAAAAGGCAAAAACGTATTTTAAAAGGACTTTTAGAAATCATTGAAAAGGAGATCTAATATGACTGAAAATGAAAAAAGACTGCAAGAAACTATTGAAAGTATAAAAGAAGTAGTTGAAAGTAATTTGAATGAATTGTGGAACAATCACAGAAATGGAGCAATAGAACAAAATGGGTTTGTCAATTTAGCTCTAATACAACAGACTAGAAAAACAATAAATAACAAATTATTTGAAATTGAACATCATTGGAAGTAAAAAAATTAAAAGGAGATTTAAAATGGCTAATTTATACGAAATATCTGAAAGATATAAAAATATACAAGATTTAATAGGAAATGAAGAAATAACAGAAGAATTTTTAGAAAAAGCTGCAGGGGATGTAGAAGATGAGTTACAAGAAAAACTCTTAAATATAGCTAAATTATGCAAGAACATCAAAGGTAATAAAGCTATGATAAAAGAGGAAAGAGATAGACTGAAAAATAAAGAAACTATTTTAGATAATCAACTAAAATCTTTAGAAAACTATACTAGATTATGCCTTAATAATGCAGGACTTAATAAAATGGATCTAGGAGTTTTTAAAATCTCTATTAGAAAAAGTGAAAGTACAGAAATAACAGATTTAAGCCTTATTCCAAAAGAATTTTTAAAATTTAAAGACCCTGAACCTAATAAGACTGAAATAAAAAAAGCTATTAAGGAAGGTAGAGAAATTAAAGGTGCAGTAATTATTGAAAATGAAAGTTTGGTGATTAAGTAATGAAAATAACAAAAGCTACAGAATTAAATAATAAAAAATCATGCTACTTAATATATGCAAATCCTGGAATGGGAAAAACTACTGCAATTAAATTTATTGAAGGAAAAACTCTTTTAATTGATATTGATAAATCTTCAATAGTTTTAAAAGGTGAAAAAAATATTGATATTGTGGAAGTTGACACTCATAACATTTTTGATAACTGGATTAGTATTGTTACTGAATTAATAAAAGGTGCTGCTAAAGATTATGACAATATAGTAATAGATAATGTTTCAGAACTTTTCAGAAGTTGCCTAGCTAATCTTGGAAGGGAAGGAAAGAATAATAGAGTACCTTCACAAGCTGATTATCAAAGAATAGATTTTACTATTTTAGATAGTTTAAGAGCTTTAACAAATCTAAATAATAGAATTATTTTTACAGCTTGGGAAACTTCTGATGTATGGACTGATGAGAGTACAGGTCAAATGTATAATCGTTCAATGCCAGATATAAGACTTAAAATTTTAAATAACTTTTTAGGACTTTGTGATGTTGTTGCTAGACTCGTTTGTAAAAAAGATGAATCAGGAGAAATTATTAGAGGTTTCATTCTTGAACCTTTAAATAGTGTCTATGCTAAAAATAGATTAGATGATAGAAAAGGTTGCAAAGTGGAAGAGCTGATAACAAATGTATAAGTTATATCTACATCAAGAAGAGTTAGTAGAAGCAGCTAAAAATTCTTTTAGAAAGGGTTTTAAAAGCCCTTGTATAGTTTCTCCTTGTGGTAGTGGAAAATCTGTTATTATCGCCGATATTGTAAAGTCAGCGACGGATAAAAAAAATAGAGTTTTATTCCTTATCCACAGAAAAGAGCTTAAAGACCAAATTATAGAAACTTTTAAAAATTATGGTGTTGATATGAGTTTTGTAGATGTCTATATGGTACAAACTCTAGTTAATAAGTTAGAAAAAATAGAAAAACCTAACTTGATCATTACAGATGAAAACCATCATGCTTTAGCTAAGACTTACAAGAAAATTTATGATTATTTTTCAAGTTGTTTAAAGCTAGGTTTTACCGCTACACCAATCAGACTAAATGGTGTTGGTCTAGCTGATGTTAATGATACTTTAGTTATAGGAAAGTCAGTAAACTGGCTAATACAAAATAATTTTTTAGCTAATTTTAGATACTTTGCACCTGAAATTATTAATACTCATAATTTAAAAGTTACTCACGGAGATTATAAAGTTTCTGATTTAACAATGAATAGGATAATCTATTCTGATGTTTTAAAAACTTATGAAAGACTTGCAAAAGGTAAAAAAGCCATTTGCTATTGCCCTAATGTAGAGTTTAGTAAAAAAATAGCTAATGAATTTTGTGAGTCAAATATAAAAGCTATTCATTTAGATGCTAAGACAGAGAAGAAAGAAAGGGAGTCCATAATTAAAGATTTTAGGGAAGGTAAAATTCAAATCCTCTGCAATGTTGACCTTATAGGAGAAGGATTTGATGTTCCAGACTGTGAAGTTGTTATTTTGCTTAGACCAACAAAATCTTTATCACTTTTCATTCAACAGTCAATGAGATCTATGAGATATAGACCAAATAAAACTGCAACTATTATTGACTGTGTTGGAAATGTTGAAAGGTTTGGACTGCCTAATTTAGAGAGGGAGTGGAGCTTAGAAGGAGAGACAAAAGAACAAAGAGAAAATAAATTACAAGATAATCCGAAGACTTGCCCTGAATGTTTCGCAGCAATAGATAAAAAATACTTAATTTGTCCATGCTGTGGCTTTGAGTTTAGAGCAGAACAGGAAGTCGAAATTGATACTTCAGTCGAACTTAAAGAAATTAAAGAAAATGATTTTAGTTTTAGACTAAATACTAAAGACTGGAAAGAATGTAAAAATATGAAAGAACTTAGAAACTGGTGTATAGATAATAATTATAAGCCAGGTAGAGCCTATTATTTAGGCAAAATATTAAAATTAATTTAAAGGAGAATAAAAATTATGTTTAAAATGGATTTTAACGATTGTCAAAGTTTTGATTTATTACCAGAAGGAGATTATGAAGTTGTTATTGATGATGCAAAGGTTGCTTTAACTCAAGCAGGTAAAGAGCATATTCAACTAACTTTAAAGGTTAGAGATGATATAGCAACTCAAAAATATGGAAAGAGACTAATTTTCTATAAGATGTGGAAAAGACTTGAAACTGATAGCTATTCATTACAAGAATTTAATTCAATAGGAAAAGCTTGTAAGTTAATAAATGGTAAAGAATACAAGACTTTAAATGAGTTACTTGATGATTACAAAGGAAAGAATTGTAAGGTAACAGTTAAACATCATGAATACAATGGAAAAACTTATGAAAGTATAACTAAATGGGATGTTTCTGGTTTTGATGCACCTTTTGGAACATTCCCTGAAGCTAATAACGAAGAAATACCATTCTAGGAGTAAAAAATGTATGAGAAAATACCTCAAGAACTAAAAGAGTATAGTAACTGGTGTCTTTACCGTCTTGTAAAAAGAGACGGTAAAAATACCAAAATACCTATAAACGGACTAACAGGAGAATTTGCAAAGTCCAACGATAAGTCCACATGGAATACTTATGAAATCTGTGTAGATAATATAGATAAATTCAGCTGTAACGGAATCGGCTTTTTCTTTGATGAACCATTTTTTGGAATTGATATTGATAAGATAGATGAAGATGTTGAATTATTTAAGCAAGGAATTGACGAAAATATTATAAGTGAATTTGCTGATAGTCTAAAAACCTATGGAGAATTTTCTCAAAGCGGAAAAGGAGTTCATTTTATCTGTAAAGGTAAACTCCCAGAAGGTGGAAGACGTAAAAGTAATGTTGAAATGTATTCATCAGGTCGATTCTTTGTTATGACTGGAAATTCTTTATCTAATATTGATTATGTCAATGAATGTACTGAAGAGGTTATTGATTTATTTGAGAAATATATAGGTAGCTCTGAAATCGAAAAAAATAGTCCTAATTTTAATTCTAATTTAGAATTGGATGAAATACTAGAGGTCGCACTTAAAAACAAAAAATTCCATAATCTATTCATAAATAATCATAATTATAGCAGTCAGTCTGAAGCTGATATGGCATTTTGTAATTATCTTGCATATTATTGTGCAAAGGATAAAGAAAAAATGGATGCTATTTTCAGACAAAGTAGTCTCTATAGAGCTAAATGGGATGAGAAGAGAGGAGAATTTACCTATGGAGAAAAGACTTTAAATAAAGCTATTAAAGACTGTAAAAATGTTTATTTAAAGGATGATGAATTCAAAATTTTTATAGGTGATAATAACTTCTTTAGTTATGACGATACAGGAAATGCTGAAAGATTTTTAAAAAAATATGAAGATATTGTTAGATATAACTATGATAATAAGTCTTTTATGATTTATAATTCAAGATTTTGGCAAGAAGATTCAAGCTCAATTATCAAAAATCTTGCTGAAACTGTTATTGCAGATATGAAGAGTGAATTTAAGTTCGTTAATGATGAAGACCAAGAAAAAGCACTTTTAAAGCATATTAAATATACTAGAAACTCAAAAGGTAAAGAAAATATGCTTAAAGAATTACAACATAAAGTAGCTATAACTAATAATGAATTGGATTTAGATCCTTACTTATTTAATGTTGATAATGGCTTTTTAGACTTAAAGGAATATTTATTCAAGGATCATAACAAAAATAATTTCTTTTCTAAAATTGCTGGAACTGAATTTGACCCTAAAAGGAAATGTCCAAAGTGGATTAAATTTTTAAGAGAGATTTTTTTAGAAGATGAAGAATTAATTGAATTTATTCAAAAAGCTATTGGCTACTCTCTTACAGGTTCTACTAGAGAGCAATGTTTATTTATTCTCTTTGGTAATGGGCTTAACGGAAAATCTGTTTTTTTAGAAGTTATGAGTGCTTTATTTGGACATTATGCTTTAAATATTCAGCCTGGCTCTTTAATGGTCAAGAATCAACAAGGAGCAAATAATGATATAGCAAGACTTAAAGGAGCTAGATTCGTTACTACCACTGAACCTAATGACGGAATGAGATTTGACGAAGGACTTGTAAAGCAATTAACTGGTGGTGATAAAGTAACCGCAAGATTTTTATATAAAAATGAATTTGAATTTATTCCTGAATTTAAAATTTGGATGGCTACTAATCATAAACCTATAATTCGTGGTAATGATGATGGAATATGGCGAAGACTTAATATAATTCCTTTTGATGCTAAAGTTAAGAAAATCAATAAAAATCTTAAAGAGGAATTATTAGAAGAACTTCCAGGCATCCTTAACTGGGCTTTAGCTGGTCTTAAAAAATATCATAAAGACGGACTAGAAAAACCTGAAAAGGTTAAAAACTCAATAAGTTTATATAAGCAAGAAATGGACACTATAGGTCAGTTTATAGATGAATGTATTATGATTTTAGAAGGTTATAATACACCATCAGGAACAGTTTATCAAGCTTATAAAAATTGGGCTGTAACAAATGGTCAATATGTTATGAGTGGAACAAAATTCGGAGTAGAATTTTCTAAAAAGTTTGATAAATATAAGACTAAAGGTGTAATGGTTTATAAAAATATTGCCCTTAAAGATTTAGGGACAGAAGGGAGAGTTGAAAATTCTTTAAAAATGTTGAATTTTCAATAAAAACTTATAGAATGAGGGAGGGGATGCTCTCGTTTTTAACCTCTTTCTATATATACTCTTCTTTTAGTACTTTTATAAACTACCTTCCAACCCTCCCTAAAAATAATAATAAATATATTATAAATGTTTAAAAATAAAGTTTTTTAAATGAGGGAGGGTTTGAAATTTAGGGATACTTAATCACAATTTAAACTAATAAAGCGAGGTATGAATGAAAGAGCATTTTATACAAAATGAAATTAGAAAAAATGTTAATGATATTGCAGTGATTTTTAGAATCAATGTTGGCGTTTTTAAAAGTGAAGATGGAAGATTTGTTTCAACTGGTGTTCCAAAAGGCTTTTCCGATTTGTTCGGTTTTAGAAAGTCAGACGGAAAGGCAATTTTTTTAGAAATTAAAAACGAAAAAGGAAAAGCTAGACCAGAACAGATACATTTTTTAAAAACTATGCAAGATTACGGAGCTATTACAGGGATAGCTAGAAGTGTGGAAGAAGCAAGAGAAATTATAATAAAGGGTTAGGTGTAGATATGATAAAAATTAGGAGGAAAGAAAATGAAAAATGTTTTAAAATATCCAGGAAGCAAAACAAGAATAGCTAACTGGATAACACAATTTATTCCAGAACATGACGTTTATTTGGAGCCGTTCTTTGGTGGGGGAGCTGTTTTCTTTAACAAGAAACCAGCAAGAATAGAAACAATAAATGATTTGTCAGAAGAAGTTTATAACTATTTTAAAATTTTAAGAGAAAAACCGGATGAGTTGGTTCATCTGATTAGTTTAACTCCGTATGGACGTAAAGAATATAATAGTTCTTTTGAAACTTCGGCAGATGAAGTAGAAAGAGCAAGAAGATTTGCAGTTAGATGTTGTCAAGGATTCGGATGTAGCAACAAGTACAAAAATGGATTTAGAAGTTCAATAGGGAAGATGTCGCCAAGAACAACGACATTTTGGAATAATTTTCCTGAAACACTAGAACTTGCATCAAAAAGACTTTTACAAGCACAAATAGAAAATCAAGATGCTTTAAAATTAATTGAAAGATATAACAAAAAAGAGGTATTCATATATGCTGACCCACCATATCCACTTAATGTAAGAAAAAACTATTTATATGAAAATGAAATGACAAATGATGAACATGTAAAATTACTAAAACTTTTATTGAAACACAAAGGAAAAGTTATGATAAGTAGCTATGAGAATGGTTTGTATAACAATTTTTTAAAGTATTGGAAAAAAGAATACAAAAATACAACAGCCGAAAACTCTATAAAAAGAACAGAAGTGATTTATATGAATTATATGTAAATGAGGTGCAAGAATAATGAACATAGATAATTTAATTAAAGAATTACAACAAATAGATATTGAAAAACTAACAGATGATGAGTTAGAGGAATTAGGAGAAAATATACCAACATTAGCAGAAAAAATAGCTAATGAAATTGTTAAAAGATATGTTATGAACGGAGGAAAATTTTTTTAAAATGAATAATTTAAAATTTAGGGTTTGGGATAAAAAATTACAGATATTAGGAACTGTATCAAATATTGATTTAGAATTTGAAGAAGTAACATTTTATATTGATGATGATGATGAAGAATTAGATACTTGCCAACCGCTTAAAGATGTTGTACTTATGAAGTCAACGGGATTCCACGATAAAAACGGAGTGGAAATTTTTGAGGGAGATATCATAAATAGCGGTTATCTTTTTAAAGGAAGTCCGTTTGAAGAAGAAGATGAATATGAGGAAGAAAAGGGTGTTGTAGAGTTTTTAAATTGTGGATTTAATATAGAATTTAAAAACCATACTAATTTATTCATAGATATCATACTAAGTTGCGAAGATATAGAAGTAATAGGTAACATATATGAAAATAAGGAGTTGTTGAGAAAATGATAGATAAAAAACTTGAAAAAGATATAGATATAGCAATAGAACTTTTGAAAGCACTTAAAGAAGATTACACAAGTAGAGCAATACAATACAATTCAAGACAACACAATAAAGAAAAAGTAAAACGTACAAGATTAATAATAAATGATTTATTATTTAGAAACGAAAAAGGAGTTAAATAAGATGATTGGTATAATATTTTTAGCAACAGTCTTAACAACAACAACTATATTTTTAATACTATATTTTTTGGAAGCATTATTCATTATTGGAGAATACATTTACGAAAATAGCGAATTTATAGATTTTATAAAAAGAAAAATACAAAATAGAAAGAGGTAAACAAAATGAAATATAAATGCGATTACAAAATTGAAAAAGGACACGATACAGATAGTGGATATGATTTAAAGGCAAAGTATGCTTTTAAGCTACTACCTAACCAAACAAAACTAATACCAACAAGCTTATATATTGAATTAGACAAAAACATTGAGGCACAGGTCAGACCAAAAAGCTCAATTAGTGCAAAAGGAATTTTAGTTCACTTTGGAACTGTTGATAGTGATTACAGAGGAGAGGTGCAAGTCGTAATGCAAAATTTGAACCAACACGGAGTAGAATTTGATGCAGGACAGAAGATAGCACAGATTGTATTTAATGAAAAAACAGAGGTATTTTTGGAGCAAACGGAGGATATTAGCAACGATACACAACGTGGTGCAGGTGGCTTTGGTAGTACAGGAGCATTTTAGTTATGAGTAATCCATATAAGAATTTAGCATCAGCTATTGTACTACAAGCAATAGATGATACGATAAGAGCAATACAAGGAAGAAATCCAAGAGGTTATTCTTTTAATGGTAGAAATCACGAACATATTATTCAAGAAAATTACAAATTTTTTAGATCAACTTGGTTCGCTTGCTTAACTGATATTGATGGTAAAAAACTTGTAGAAACTTTTGAAAGTAAGAGGGAGTTTATAAAGCAAAATAAATTTAATAAAATTTATAAGTTTTTGGAGGAATAAATGGAAGATATTAAGCAAGAACTTAAAGAAATTAAATATCTAGATTTTAAAATTAATTCAAGCATAGAAGAACTTGAAAGACTCAAATTTTATCAAGATTTATTAAAAGGCATTGATTATAGAATGGATAAGGTTCAAAATTCTAATACAAGTGATATGTCTGATGCAATAATAAAAATTGTGGACTTAGAAGAAAGTATCAAAAAAAATATAAGTATTTTAGTCGAAAAGAAAAAAATATTAAAATCTAAGATTGATAAGCTAGAGCCTACAATGTACCAGATATTATATTTAAGATATTTTAAATACTATCAATGGTCAGTTATAGCTGCAGAATTATTTTATTGTGAAGGATATATTAAAAAACTTCATGGCATAGCTTTGGAAATTTTAAGAAAAGAAGTTACGAAAAGTTACTAAATGTTACGAAATATTACTTCTTGACCTGATATAATAGTATTGTAAAAGTATAAATTAGAGATGGTTCATAGAAGCCTCCTTTCAAATTGAAATAGGATGATTTAAAAATTATCCTATTTTTTATTTATACCCTCCCCCTTTTTATTTTTTAATGATAAGGAGAAAAAATAAATGACTAAGATAGTTAGAACCGATAAGCTACCTGGACATAGAGGAGCTTATGAAAAGAATAGAAAGAAGATATTAGCTACACAGAATGTTTGTGGTATTTGTGGTAAAGAAATTGATATGACTTTAAAGACTCCAAATCCATTAGCTCCTTGTGTAGACCATGTAATTCCAGTTGCTAAAGGTGGACATCCAAGTGATATTAATAACCTACAACTAGCACACTGGCAATGTAATAGGCAAAAAAGTGATAAATTATTTTTAAACATAGAGAAAAAAAGTAAAATTTTGTTAGGTAATAGAAATCTACCGCAAAGTAAAGATTGGACAAAATATAAAGCTGAGTAAAATAGGGGGCTATGACACCCTCCCACTCGAGCGAGCGGTATTCACACTGCCGACTGTACAAATTTTCTCATGCGAAAAAGGAGGTTTTATGGAAAATTATAAAGGAATTGATTATTTAAGAAAACAACTAAGTGAATTGGAACAAAGAGTATCTTTGAGATATGATTATTACACAATGAAGAAAGAAGATTCATTATTGGGAATTACTATTCCACCTGAAATAAGAAAAAAATATAAATCTACTCTAGGTTGGTGTAGCAAGGCAGTTGACAATTTAGCAGATAGATTAAGTTTTAAAGAATTTGACAATGACTCTTTTGAAATTAATGAAATATTTAAAATGAATAATCCAGATGTATTTTTTGATAGTGCTATTTTAAGTGCATTAATTGCTTCTTGTTGTTTTGTATATATCTCACAAGGAGAAGAAGATACTCCAAGACTTCAAGTGATAGAGGGCGATTGTGCTACCGGAATTATAGATCCTATTACAAATTTGCTAAAAGAAGGTTATGCAGTTTTAGACAAAAACGAATCAGGACAAGCAATTCTAGAAGCTTATTTTGTGGCTGGTAGGACTGATTATTATGTAGAAGGTAAGTTTGCTTATAGTTATGAAAACAAAGCACCTTTTGCACTTTTAGTACCAATAATTTATAGACCAGATGCAAAAAGACCTTTTGGACATAGTAGAATAAGTAGGGCTTGTATGTATCTTCAAAAATATGCTTGTAGAACTTTAGAAAGGGCAGATATTACAGCTGAGTTTTATTCATTTCCACAAAAATATGTTGTTGGATTAAGTGCAGATGCTGAACCAATGGATACTTGGAAAGCTACAATTTCAAGTATGTTACAATTTACAAAAGATGAGCAAGGAGATAGTCCGAAGTTGGGGCAATTTACAACACCTAGTATGTCTCCCTTCACTGAGCAACTAAGAACCGCTGCAGCAGGATTTGCTGGAGAAACAGGATTAACTTTAGATGATTTAGGTTTTGTAAGTGATAATCCTAGTTCAAGTGAAGCTATAAAAGCAAGCCATGAAACATTAAGAATGTATGCAAGAAAAGCTCAAAAAACTTTTGGAAGTGGTTTTTTAAATGTTGGTTATTTAGCTTGTTGTTTAAGAGATGATTTCACTTACAAAAGAAATGAATTTTATAAACTTATACCAAAATGGCAACCAGTTTTTGAACCAGATGCAGCAACTTTGTCAAATATTGGAGATGGAGCAATAAAGATTAATCAAGCAATACCTAATTTCTTTGATGAAAAGAAATTATCTGAATTAACAGGAATATAGAGAAATGGAAAAAGATATAGTACCAGAACTTTTAGAAAACTTATTAAAAGAGTTTGAAGAAAGTTTGCAAAAAAATGAAGAAATAAAAAAAGCACTTGAGATATTAATTTCTAAAAAAGCAAATTATAGGAATGCAAATGAATTTGCAGAGGAAGTAGGAAATGTTTTAGTAAATTGTTTTAAAAATAATATTTCAGTTGATATTTTACCAGATAGAAGAATGTATTATAATATAGCAGATAGAATTTTAAATTCAACCTTAACAAAAGGTTACGAAGTTATTTCTGATTATTCTGTGGAAGTACAAACAATTTTAAACAAAAAAGCTAAACTAGGTTTAAAAGGTATTCCGTCAGTTAAAAATCAAGATAGAATAGATGGTTTTATAAATAAAATATCAAATGCAGAGGATTTTAGTAAAATTAATTGGCTTTTTGATGAGCCAATTAGAAATTTTTGTAAATCAGTTGTAGATGAAACTATTGAAGTGAATGTAGAACATCATTCAAAACTAGGATTAAAACCAGTTGTTATAAGAATATCAAGCGGAAAATGCTGTAAGTGGTGTGATAAAATAGCTGGAAAATATAATTATCCTGATGTTCCAAAGGATGTTTATAGGAGACATAGTCATTGTGATTGTATCGTTGAGTATTTCCCTGGAGATGGAAGAAAGCAAAATGTTTGGACAAAAAAATATACTAAACAAGAAAAAAGACAAAATATAAAAATCGAAAAATTGACTAAAGCTGAAAAAGATGCTAAAATAGAGAAAAGAATAAAATTAAGTAAAGAAAATTCATCTAAGATTAGTGATGTTAGAAAACAATGCTTAAAAAATGATATACATTATAATCAAATAAAAAAACATAAAGAAATAATATCTGAAAAAGATATAATTAAAAATTTAGGTGGACTAGACAAAACAAAAGGATCTTGTTCTTCTGTGGCATTAGCATATGTAGGGAATAAAGGCGGATATGAGGTTTTAGACTTTAGAGGTGGAAAAAGTTGTGATATGTTTTCACAGAATGATACTATAAAAAAAATATCAAAACTTTCTGGAGTTAAAAGTTTTACAGTAAAAGATTATAATGATCATAATGCAGTTATAAAATTAACACAAAACATGGTCGAGGGCAAAGAATATTATTTAGCTACAGGTGTACATGCAGCAATAATAAGAAAAACCTCTAAAGGACTTGAATATTTGGAGTTACAAGATAATGAAGTTTTAAATGGTTATAAGATATTAAATAACAATGTATTAACAAAAAGGTTTGGTTGTAAGAAAAGTCATAATATAAAATATATAGGGAAAGTTGAAGTAGAGAGCATTTTAATAGACGTTGATAGTTTAAAAAATAATGGAGAATTTGAAAAGATTTTAGGATTTATAAATACAAATGGTGGAAAACAATTAAAGGGAAGTGGTGGAAGTGTCAAATGATTTTTATAAAGATTTAGAAAAATATGCAAATGAAGAAGATACAACAATCTTTGCAGAAAGCAATCTTGAGGGATATTCTGATTTTTATAAAGAAGATAAAAAAAAGAGAGTGTGGTGGATAGATAAGTTAGATGTTGTAGGAGAGCATTTGTTTAGTTTCGATAAGAAAAAGATATATAATATATTTTTGGATTATCCTCATAATTTGACTAAAGAAGAAAAAGAAATTTTTGATGAAGACGAACCATACTGGAAGGATTTTTTAAAAAATAGATAAAAGCAAAAGCAATGTATGAAAAAGTATGTTGCTTTTTTGTTGCATAAAATAAAATTAAGGAGAGGTTAAGTGTCTAAGAAAAAAATAGGCAATCAAAAACCTACACAGTCATTAATATTATCAACAAAAAATAGCGATTATAAAGAAGCTATTGAACTTTACGAAAGAAGCGGAAGAACTGCTCAAAAATGGCAAATTGAATTATTAAAAGCTATTTTGTCAAAAACTAAAAATGAACTTTGGGTTCATACTAAATTTGGTTACTCAGTACCTCGTAGAAATGGTAAGAACGAAATAGTAGCTATAAGAGAATTATATGGACTTGTAAAAGGTGAACATATAAACCATACAGCACATAGAACTACAACTTCTCACTCAGCTTGGGAAAGGTTGCTTAGGATAATTTCTAAAGCAGGATTTAAAGAAAATGAAGACTATACAAGTTTAAGAGCATCAGGTAGAGAAAAAATTGAATTTTTACAAACTGATGGAGTAATTGAGTTTAGAACAAGAACTTCTACTGGTGGACTTGGAGAAGGCTTTGACCTTTTAGTTATTGATGAAGCACAAGAATATACAGATGATCAACAGAGTGCTTTAAAATATGTTGTAACTGATAGTAAAAATCCACAAACTATATTTTGTGGAACTCCCCCAACTCCAGTTAGTTCAGGAACAGTCTTCACTAATTTAAGAAAAAAAGCTTTAAATGGAGAAACTAAAAATACAGGTTGGGCGGAATGGTCAGTTGAAGACCAATCAGATATGTATAATAAAGAACTATGGTATTTAACAAATCCTAGTTTAGGAACTGTCTTTACTGAAAGGTCAGTTGAAGACGAAATTGGAGAAGATGAGATTGACTTTAATATCCAAAGATTAGGACTTTGGATAAGATATAATCAAAAATCAGCAATTTCAAAGATTGATTGGGATAATTTGGCAGTTGAAAAATTACCAGAATTTAAAGGCAAATTATTTGTAGGAATAAAATATGGAGCTGATGGAACAAATGTAGCATTAAGTATAGCAGTAAAAACTGTTGATAATAGAATTTTTGTAGAAAGTATAGATTGCCAATCTGTAAGAAATGGAAATGGTTGGATAATAAACTTTTTAAAAAATGCAGATATTGCAGATATAGTTGTTGATGGACAGTCAGGGCAAAAAATTTTAGCGGATGAAATGAAAGAGTTTAAAATAAAAGCACCGATTTTACCAACTGTTAAAGAAATAATTGTAGCTAACTCTATGTGGGAACAAGGAATTTTTCAAAAAAGTATTTGCCACAATGATCAACCTTCATTAACAAAAGTTGCTACAAATTGTGAAAAAAGATTAATTGGAAATGGTGGGGGCTTTGGTTATAAATCGCAATTTGAAGATAATGACATTGCTTTAATGGATAGTGCATTATTAGCTTATTGGATTTGTAGTATAGCTAAACCGCCGAAAAAACAAAGAATTAGTTATTAATAAGAGATACTTCAAAAGTATCTTTTTTAATATAAATTTACAGAATCAAACTGGACAAATAGGAGGAAAAAAATGAGTGAATTTAAACCAATCACTACACAAGAAGAATTTGATGAAGCTATAAAAGATAGACTCGCGAGACAAAAAGAAACATTATTAAAACAATATTACGATTATAGCGAACTCAAAAATAAAAATGTTGATTTAGAAAAAGAACTTGGCGAACTTAAAAAGACTTTGGAAAGCTCAACAACAAATAAGACAGAACTTGAAAAGCAAATTGAAGAATTAACAGGAAAAGTTAGAGAACATGATTTATCTGCTTTAAAAATCAAATATGCTTTTGAAAATGGCATACCTTATCATTTAGCAGGTAGAATTTCAGGTAATGATGAAGAGAGCATAAAAACTGATGCAGAAAGTTTATCAAACTTTTTTAAATCACAAACACCGCCACCACCACTAAAAAACACAGAAAAGAAAGTTAGTGGAGAAGATGTGGCATATCAAAATATTTTAAAAGGATTAAAAGGAGAATAAAAATTATGGCAGTATTATCAAAAGGAACATTATTTGACCCTGAATTAGTATCAGATTTAGTAAACAAAGTACAAGGGAAATCATCTCTTGCAGTTTTAGCAAAGCAAGTACCAGTATCTTTTAATGGTAGCAAAGAATTTACTTTTACACTAGATAAAGATGTGGATGTTGTTGCTGAAAACGGAAAGAAAACAGAAGGTGGAGTAACTGTTGAACCAGTTATAATCAATCCTATCAAAATTGAATATGGAGCAAGAATTTCAGATGAATTTATGTATGCTTCAGATGAAGAAAAAATTAATATTTTAAAAGCTTTTAATGAAGGTTTCGCAAAGAAAGTTGCTAGAGGACTTGATATTATGGCAATGCATGGAGTAAATCCAAGAACAAAACAAGCTTCAACAGTGATTGGAACTAATCATTTTGACAATTTAGTTTCACAAAAAGTAACTTTTGTTAAAGCACAAGTTGAAGAAAATATCGAAGCTGCAGTTGGTCTTGTACAAGGCTCTAATGGAGTTGTAACAGGTATGGCTATGTCTCCAGTTGTTTCTTCAGAATTAGCAAAACTTAAAGTAAATGGTGTTAGACAATATCCTGAATTAGCTTGGGGAGCAAATCCTGGTTCAATAAATGGATTAGCGGTTGATATTAATACAACAGTTTCAGAAGGTATTGACAGTAAAGAAAAAGCAATAGTAGGAGACTTTGCAAATATGTTTAAATGGGGATATGCTAAAGAAATTCCACTTCAAGTAATTGAATATGGAGATCCTGACAACTCTGAAAAAGACTTAAAAGGATATAACCAAGTATACTTAAGAGCAGAAGCTTATATTGGCTGGGCAATTTTAGATGCTAAATCTTTTGCAAGAATTGTGGAGGCATAATATGATTTATAAAAATATCATAACAGGGGCTATCATTGATAGTCCTTGTCTAATTTCAGGAGATGACTGGGAAGAAGTTGAAGAAACTACTGAAGAAGTAGAAAAAGTTGAAGAAGTTGAAGAAGTTGAAGAAACTACTGAAGGAAAAAAAACAAAGAAAAAGTAGGTGGCAAAAATGAATAATTTTGCAACTATTGAAGATGTAATAAATTTATTTAGAAAATTGGATAGTGAAGAAATAGAAAGAGCAACAGCTCTATTACCTATAGTTTGTGATAGCTTAAGAGTCGAAGCAAAAAAGGTTGGTAAAGACCTGGACAAACTGGCAGAGGATAGAGCTTTTGCTAACGTAGTAAAATCAGTTGTTGTGGATATTATATCCAGAACACTACTTACTAGCACTAATAATGAACCAATGATTCAAACTTCTGAAAGTGCCTTAGGTTATTCATTCAGCGGAACTTTTTTAAATCCAGGCGGAGGACTTTTTATAAAAAATAGTGAATTATCAAGACTTGGACTTAAAAAGCAAAGATATGGAGTGATTAATTTCTATGAGTAGATTAAAAGGCATAACTATTACATTAATTAATAAAATAGAAAATGGAGAAGATCCTTTTGGAAATCCAATTTTAGTAGAAAAAGAAATAAAAGTAAATAATGTATTAGTAGGACAACCTACCACAGAAGATATAACAAATTCATTAAATCTATATGGCAAAAAAGCGGTCTATACGTTAGCTATTCCTAAAAGTGATACGAATATATGGGAAGACCAGGAAGTAATGTTTTTTGGGCGAAAATTTCGCGTTTTTGGATGTGTTATAGAAGGTATAGAAGAAATGATGCCATTGAGTTGGAATAAGAAAGTGATGGTTGAACGTTATGCTTAAACTTTTCAAAATAAATAAACCTGGTGTAAGTGAATTAATGAAATCAGGCGAAATGCAAGCAATATTAAGCGGGAAAGCAAAAGAGATTGCATCAAGATGTGGTTCTGGTTATGGAACCGATATATATATTGGGAAAACAAGGGCAAATGCTTCTGTTGGAGCAATAACAAAGAAAGCAAAAAGAGATAACTACAAAAATAATACATTATTAAAAGCGGTTAAATAACATGATTGAAATAATAATAAGAGATTTTTTAAAAAATAATTTAAAAATAGATGTTTTTTTAGAACATCAAAAAAGAGAGCCTGAAAGTTTTGTAATTTTTGAAAAAACTTCAAGCACAAAAAATAATCAATTAAAAGCAACCACTTTTGCTTTTCAAAGTTATGGAAAGACTCTATATAAAGCTTGTGAATTAAATGAAAAGTTAAAAGAAGCGGTTGAAAAATTAATAAATTTAAACGAAATAGCATCAGTAAAGCTAAATAGTGATTATAATTTTACTGATGAAGAAACTAAACAATACAGATACCAAGCTGTATTTGAAATAAAACATTATTAATAGGAGGAAGAAATATGGCAGAAGTTAATAACGTAACTTATGGTAAACCTAAAGTAGGCGGAGCAGTTAGTGTTGCACCTTTAAAAACAGCTTTACCAGTTGATGCTAAAACAGTTTTAAATACTGCTTTTAAAAATTTAGGTTATATTTCAGAAGACGGATTAAGTAATGAAAATAGTCCTGAAACTGATAAAATAAAAGCTTGGGGCGGTGATGTAGTTTTAACTACTCAAACTGAAAAAGCAGATACATTTACTTATAAATTAATTGAATCTTTAAATATCGAAGTATTAAAAGAAATTTATGGAGCAAAAAATGTAATTGGCACTTTAGATACTGGAATTACTGTAAAAGCAACAAGTGAATCAGCACAAGCTCACGTTGTAGTTGTAGAAATGATTCTAAAAGGCGGAATTTTAAAAAGAGTTGTTATTCCTAATGGTGTTATAACAGAAATTGGAGAAATCAACTATTCTGATGAAGATGCTATTGGTTATGAAGTAACAATTCAAGCTTTGCCTGATAGTGATGGTGTAACTCACTATGAATATATTGTAAAAGGAGCTTAAAAATGATTAAGGGAATTACTAAATCTGGTTTTAAATTTGAAATTTCAGATAAAGCTTTAGATGATTTTGAACTATTAGAATTAATGGCAGATGTGGACTCTAATGCTCTTTTAGTTCCAAAGATTTTTGAAAAGCTATTAGGAACAAAACAAAAAGAAAACTTAATAGAATTTATGAAGAAAAGAGACGGCTATGCTTCAACTGAAAAAATGGCAAAAATTTTAGAAGAAATTTTATTAAGTAGTCAAAAATTAAAAAACTAAGTTTCCTTGCTGGAGTTATAAAAGAAAATGAAGATTTAATAATTTGTGATCTTGCTGAAACCTATAATATATTAGACTATACAAAGCTACCACTAACAATGGTAGCTTGTTTAGTTATGGGGTTAAGGGATAACTCAAGATTAAAAATGAAAGTCTTTAAAGCAAAAATGGAAACAAAGGATTATTTACTAGCTGGTATCTATGATAGATTAACTCTTTTAGTTTATGCAAATACCAAAGATGCACAAAAGGGAAGAAATAAACCTAAAATGCTATTAGATATTTTAGATAAAGAGAAAGAGCAAGTAAATAGTTTTAATTCTAGTGAGGATTTTATAAAAGCAAAAGAAAGAATTTTAAAAAATATAGAAGAAAAGGAGTGTGATATTGATGAGTGATATTGGTAAGGCTTATGTCCAAATAGTTCCCTCTGCTAAGGGGCTTGAAGGAGCAATTAGTGGGCAACTTGAAGGTGAATCGGCAAAAGCTGGACAAAGTGCAGGGTCAAGTATAGTCTCAACTCTTAAGAAAGTTTTTATTGCAGCAGGAATTGGTAAAGCTCTATTATCTACACTTCAAGAAGGTGGAAAACTTCAACAATCATTAGGTGGTATTGAAACACTTTTCAAAGATAATGCAGATAAAGTAAAAGGCTATGCAAAAGAAGCTTATAGATCAACTGGATTATCTGCTAATGCTTATATGGAAAATGTAACAGGTTTTTCAGCTAGTCTTTTACAATCTCTAGGTGGAGATACAAAAAAGGCTGCAGAAACTGCAAATATGGCTATGATAGATATGGCAGACAACAGTAACAAGATGGGGACATCAATGGAAGCTATTCAAAATGCTTATCAAGGTTTTGCTAAACAAAACTATACAATGCTCGATAATTTAAAACTAGGTTATGGTGGAACTAAAAAAGAAATGGAAAGACTTCTTAAAGATGCTCAAAAGATAACTGGTGTTAAGTATGATATAAATAACCTAAATGATGTTTACGAAGCAATTCACGTTATACAAGGTGAATTAGACATTACAGGAACAACTGCAAAAGAAGCATCAACAACTCTTAGTGGTTCTTTTAATGCTATGAAAGCAGCTTTTCAAGATGTTCTAGGAGCTTTAGCTTTAGGGGAAGGTTTAAGACCTGCTTTAGAAGGTTTAGCAAGTACTGTTAGTACTTTTCTATTTGGAAACTTATTCCCAATGATAGGAAACATTTTAGCACAATTACCAGGACTTTTAATAACTTTTATTCAAGTAGCTTTACCACAATTTGTTCAAATGGGAACAAATATGGTTAATTCATTAATTAGTGGTTTTGATTTTGGTATGGAAGGATTTTGGGCTAATTTTAGTGAAATGATAAATGTACTTTTAACAGAGTATTTACCACAGTTTTTAGAAACTGGTGTTCAATTGATAACTGAATTAGTAAATGGTCTTTTAACTGCAATTCCAGATGTAATTACTGGTATGGGAGAGATTATAAATAGTATAATGATTGTGGCTATGGATGCTATACCTCAATTATTACAAGCAGGATATGATTTAATTAAGAATATGGCTCAAGGTATTTTCAATAATATGCCAGCAATAACAAAGAGCATAGTTGATGTTTTAGATAAATTATTAAAAACAATACTAGAAAAATTTCCAGAATTTTTGCAAAAAGGCTTTGAAATTATTGGCAAAATGGCACTTGGAATTTGGAATAATCTTCCACAGATTATATCAACTCTTACTAACTTGTTATTAGCATTAATTAGAAAGATAGGGGAATATTTACCACAATTTTTACAAAAAGGTATTGAATTAATTGGTAAATTGCTTGTAGGTATAGTTCAAAAAGCACCAGAAGTAATTGCAAAAATACCTTCAATAATTCTACAAATTCTATCTTCAATAGGAAAATTTGTTTCGCAATTTGTTTCAATGGGGGGTCAACTTCTAATGGGACTTGCAAAAGGTATTGCAGGAGCAGTTGGGAATGTTATAAAGTCAGCGGTAGATGCTTGTAAGAATGTTGTTTCAAAAATTAAAGCATTCTTTGGTATTCACTCACCTTCAAGACTTTTTGCAGAAATAGGGGAGTTCTTAGACTTAGGACTTGCTGAAGGTATTAAAGACAATATAAAGCCAGTAACAAGTGCTATGGAAGAACTATCTAATGAAACTCAAAAGAGCTTTACAAGTGAATTAAGTCATAATATAGTTAATAATAATCCTAAGGGTATGTTTGATACTATTAATGGAGAAAGCAACCTAATTTCTAATTATAAAGCCACAGAAAGCAAAACTCCTATTGAATTAGTATTACACTTAGGAAATAAAACTTTTAAAACTTTTGTTGAAGATATAACAAAAATTCAAGATGAAAAGATTGAACTTGATTTAGCTTATTAGGAGAAAAAATGGAATATAAATTAATTTTTAATGAAACAAATCTTGATGATACAATAGAAAACTATACTACACTTGATGTTAAAGGAAGAGGGCTTTTTGTAAGAAATATTCATTCAATTTCTATCAGTGGTAGAGATGGAGAATATATAACAGAAAGCAAGTATCCAGGAAGAAATATTATAGTTGATTTCCTTATAAATGCTAAAAATCATTTAGAATATTTTAAAACAATGCAAAAGTTAAATAATATAATTAATTCTGAAAAAGATGTTATTTTTAAAGTAACAGATGAAGAGGGATATAGAATAGGTAGAGTTACAGAAATTACAGATCCTGCACTTAATAAAGGTGTAGGGTCTTTTACTATATTTTGTCAGAATCCTTTTGCTTTTGGCGAGAAATTAACAGTAGATAAGACTATAAAATCAAAATATAGTCTTGATGTTAAAATAGAAAATATAATTGCAAAAATAACAAATGGAACTAATAAAGTTATTTTAAAAAACGAAACTAAAGGAACAAAAATTATTTTGAATGGGACTTTTGCTCAAAATGATATTTTAGAAATTTCAAAGGAAAAAATACTTTTAAACAAAAAAGATATAAAAAGTTATTTAGACTTTGTGGAAAGTGATTATCACGATTTCAAATTATATAATAATAATGTTGTAACAATAACAAATGCAACTAATTTACAGATAGAATATAGGGAAAGGTGGTTTTAATGAAATCAGGAGTATTTTTATTTAATAATAAACAAGAATTAATCTCCACTATTTCCCCTGATTCTCTAATAGAGAATACACAAGAAATAGAATTAAATGGACTTATATCAGCCACAGTTACTACAAAATATAGTAAGGATATAGAAATATCTGAATATTTTGGAGTTAAAGAATTGAATAATTTTTGGCTTTATAAGATTAGAAAATTTTCAAAAGAAGGAGAAATGATTACATTAAATGGAATTCATATTCTTTTTGATGACTTAAAAGGTCAAGTTTTAAGAGATATAAGACCAACAAAAGTTACTGCTTTAGAAAGTTTTACTAAAATTTTAGAGAATAGCACTTGGAAAGTTGGGGTTAGTCAGGCAACAACAACTTCAAGTGCTAATTTTTATTATAAATCAGTTTTAGAGTCTTTTTATGAAGCTTTAAAAAAATGGAATTGCGAATTTATTCCACAAATAGAATTTAAAGATGGAAAAATCATTTCTAAAAAAATTAATCTTTATGATAAGATTTCAAAAGATAATGGAAAATGGTTTGAATATGGGGATGAACTTTTAACTGTTGTTGCTGAAACTGATAAAGATATTTACACTGCTTTTATAGGACTTGGTAAAGGAGAAGAAACTAAAGGCGGTGGTTTTGGTAGAAAGATTAAGTTTGACTCTATTATTTGGGAAAGTTCAAAAGGAAAACCCACTGATAAGCCTTTTGGACAAGACTTTGTGGAAATAAAAGAAGCTAGTAAGCTCTGGGGTTATCCAGATGGTACACCTAGAATAGGTATTGTTGAATTTTCAGATATAGAGGATAAAGAAGAACTTTTAAAGAAAACTTATCTTTATGCAAAAGAAAACTGCAGACCTAAACTACAATTAAAATCAACGGTTATATCTCAAGAACAAGTTGAAATCGGAGAAACTTGCACTATTATTAGAAATGATCTAGATATTAGATATAAAACAAGAATTTTTAAAATAAAGAAAAATTTTTTAAATACTGATTTAATTTCTTTTGAATTTGGAGATAAGGTTGTTTTATCTGCTTCTGATAGAATAAAAAGCAATCTTGAAAAAGAAGAAAAGAAAGAAATGGAATTAGAAAGCAAGATGGAAATTTTTCTAAAAAATGCTACTAATTTTTATTTTAATGATGATGGTTATAATTATGAATTAAAAGCAAATAATGAATATAATTTACCTGCAGGATATTATTCTTTTAATAAACCTATTGAAGAAAATCCAACTAAGGTTCTTTATGTCGGAGCAGGTAAGATATTAATTGCTGATAGTAAAAATCCTAATGGAGAATGGAAATGGAGAACTGCTATAACTCCACAAGGAATAGCTGGAGAAGAAATAGTTACAAATTCTATTACTGCAAATAAACTATCAGCAGATGTAGGGCAAAGCTTAGATTTAAGTTCAAATGAAAGTATAAATAATGTTGTAAATAAATCTATAACAAACGAAGTAGAAAAAATCCGAATTGGTGGTAATAACCTAGCTAAGCACTCTGACAATTTCTATAATTCTGTTAACGAAGATGAAGAAAGTTACTGGGTAGCTGCTGCAGATATAACGAAAAAGAAAATAACAGATTGTGTAGATGTAAGTTATTGCGAAAACTGTGAAGATTGGATAGGATATGAAATAGTAGAATTTAGTAATTTCAATTGGGAGAAAATAAAATTAGAGCAAGGAGATAATTTATTTTCTTATAATTTTAGCAAACATATAGATTATATGTATAATTCGGAGCTTAAAACAAATCAAGATTATATGATTTCTTTTGATGTTGTAAATCCTAATACTTTTAATTTAGTTTTTAAGAAATATATTAGCAAAACAGATTCTTATTTTACAGTTATTTTAAAGCCAAAAGAATATATAAGAATATATTTTAAGCTTAACTCAGATGATACGATATTACCTTTTGATTTAGAAGAAGGAGCGGAAAGGCCAGAGAAAATAAAAATAGCTTGTAAGAAACTTAAAGTCGAAGAAGGCACAGTTGGTACTGCTTGGAGTCCTAATATTGACGATTTAGAGGAAGTAGATAAAGTTTTAAAAAATGCAATAGACTTTTTAATAAGTGATAATAAAGACTTATTAAAAAAATATGATGGACTTAATCTAGAAAATGTAAAGATTAGACAACAATTAAGTACAGATTTAAAACAAACGAGAGATGAATTTTTGTTCCAATTTAATAACTATAAACAACTACTTAACGAAACAGGGCAAGTTATGGAGCAACGTTTTAATGACTTTTCGAGATATATCCGTTTCAAAGCTGGGAAAATTGAGCTTGGAGATATTAATTCACCTTTTAAAACTCTAATCACTCATGAAAAAATAAGTTTCTTAAAAGGAGAATCAGAAGTTGCATATATCTCTAATAATAAACTTTATATCACTAATGCTTATATTATCAACTCTTTAAGAATTGGTAATTTTGAATTTATTGTGGAAAGTAATGGTGGTCTAAGTTTTAGAAAGGCGGTGAACTAATGGCTTTAAGTGGAAGTTATCAAAATGGTAGGACTGGTTATACTGCTAAAACTGAGTGGACAGCAATACAAAATATTGAAGAGAATTACTCAGATTTAACAATTAAATTATATCTAATCTGTGGTAATAGATATGATATTTATACAAAAGAAAAAATTCACAAAGTTTATATTGATGGTACACCTTATGAAATAAAATCTAGTTTATATAGTCATGGTGGAGAAACGTTGTATTTAGGTTCTACAACAAAAAGAATTTACCACTATCCAGACGGAACACGAGAAGTAAATTTATCAACAGTAGTTCAATTTAATGCTACTATTAAAGGAACTTATGTAACTAATGTCAATGGTGGGTCAGATACTATAACTCTTGATAAAATACCAAGAATGAGTAATATAAAAAATACAATGATAGGTTCAAGATACTTAAATTCTCCCCATACACTTCAAATCGACAAATTCTTAACTGGAAATATCACTCATGACGTTTGGTATATAGTTTATGGAGATGATGCCACAAAGACAAGTAACTGGCACTATATAGCAAGAAATACAAGTAGTTTAGATGTTGAATTTGTGCCTACACTTGATCATATAGAATTACAACCTAATAATACTACTATTTATCTTGATTTTGGAATTAAAACATATAAAGACGGAGAATTATATGGAGAAATAGCTTATAGTAAAGGTTGGCATTTTAAAATTCCAGAAAGTGTTAAACCAACTATAACTAATGTTGAGATAGTAGAAGCAGACGAAAAAACAAAACCTTTAGGGTTATATGTTCAAAATCATTCAAAGTTAAATATCAAAACTACTGCTGAAGGAATAAAAGGTTCAACTATACAAAATGTAAAAGTTACAATTGCAGGTCAAACTTTAAATGGTGCAAATGTAACCACATCAGAGATATTAGAAAGTGGAGAAATAGAACTAAATGTAACTGTAACAGACAGTAGAAATAGAACCGATACTTTAAAAAGAAAAATATCAATAGAGCCTTATTTTTTACCAACGATTAGTAATTTTTCTGGACATAGATTAGATGAAAACCAAAGTAAAGTTAGTATTCAAAACAATTTTAAAATGGCAAGTATCAATGAAAAAAATACTTGTAAATGGAAAATAGAGAGAAAACAAATAGGAACTGATAATTGGGTTACTTTTAGAGAAGGTAGAGAAAAAACTTTAAATAATAGTATTGTTCACTATAATATTGATGAAAGCTATGATTTTGAATTTAGACTTACTATATCTGATTTTTATAATGAAGCTAATCAAACTTTTTTTATTTTTTCTGCTTTTAGGTTAGTTAGTTGGCATCCGTCAGGTACTGGAATGGCAATAGGTCAGATATCAAAAACACCTAATATGTTTGATATAAATTTAAAAACAACTTTTCATAAAGGAATTGAAGTAGAAAAATGGACTAAAATGCACCTTTATAACAGCACTACACCTTATAATGCTAAAAACGAATTAAAATATTTTAAAGATCCATTAGGACTGGTTCATATACAGGGTGTAGTCAAAGATACCGCTTCTGAATGGCTTGCTAGAATAACAAGAGCAGATTGCAGACCTGAAAAAGACTTAATCATATCGGTGCCATGCACAGGTTTTAAATTTGCATTTTTAAAAATATATGAAGATGGAAATATTTTAATAGATAATAGAAGTGAAATCAGTACAAACTGGATAAGTTTGGATTGTATAACTTTCAAAGCAAAGGAGTAAAAGAATGGCAGAAAAAGAAAGAGAAATAGCAGAAGTAGTAATCAAAGTATCTACTTTAAATGGTAAAGACAGATACGAAGTAATTGCAAGACGTTCTAACTATGTAGAGGTTGTGGCAAGTGATGTTTCAACTATTGAAAAGGAACTACAAAAGGTTGTTGGACTTTGTAAAGTCTTAAAGACACCAAATGAAGAAATTGAAGAACAAACACAAAGACTATTAGAGTTTGTAATTAAGAAATCAACAGCAAAAGAAAAAGCTCACAATCCTGATTTTTTCAAAAAGTGGGGAGTTGGCGAAACTTATGTAAAGGGCGAATATGTAAATCATTTAGGACTTGTTTTTTATGCTTTAGCAGATAACAGGGCAACTTATGAGAATATCCCTATCAACACTCCAGAATTGTGGAGGAGAGTTGAAGAAGAAAAACCCACAATAAGCAATGCTAACCCTGAATACGAAGAAAATATTAAAAAGGCAGAAAACTATTATAGAGATAAGAGTTATAAGAGTGGAACTTATGTAACTTTCTATAATGAATTATACAAAGCACTAAAAGATGTTAAAGACGGAGAACAACCGAGCGAAAAATCTAGTTTTTGGGAGCATATACCAAAGAAAATACAAAATTTAGGCATATAATATCATTAAAAAATAAAAACAATGCAAAATAGGACGTTTTTGGGCGATTTGTGTATATTTCAACGTTTATAGAAAGGTAGGTAATGAAATTGTGGATATGAATACAGTGGCAATAAGTTTAAGTATAATTGGAAGTGCGCTTGCATTAATTAGAACATTAGGTGCTCCGATTCGTAAAATCTTAAAGCTACAAGAAAATCAAACTAATGGGATAACATGCCTTTTGAGAAAGGATATACTAGATTTAGTAAATAAAGCAAATAGTCAAGGTTTTATTTATGAAGACGAAATAGAAGAACTAAGAAAACTTTATAAAAACTATAAAGACTTAGACGGGAACGGTATTGTTGACAGAGTTATTGACAAAGCTTTTAACGTACCAATAAAAAAAAGATGAAGAAAAAAGGAGAATAAAAAATATGAAAAACTTAAATTTAAAAATCAGATTAAAAAATAAAACTTTTATCGTTACTATGATGACAACTGTAATAGCTTTTGTGTATCAAATGTTGGCACAATTTGAAATTGTACCAAAAGTAACACAGGACCAAACTTTACAAGTAGTAATGCTTGTTGTAAATATTTTAGCTGGACTTGGAATTTTAGTTGATCCAACAACAGACGGGGTTAAAGATAGTGAAAGGGTTTTAAACAAAAAATAGAGTGATTATTTTATAATCACTCTATATTCAGTATAAATTAAATGCTAATTTCTGTATATAGTACATTTTCATAGAATGTTAAAAATATTACACAAAAAGTACAAAATACACTACAAAATGTATTGTAAATTTTTAGTCAATCGGGTATAATAAAATTGTAAAACTGATAGTACTTTATAGATTAAAGGAGGTTTTTTATGACTAATATATTTGACATAGCAGATTGGTTTTTGAGTAAGGAATCAATGCAACATAAAAAGCTACAAAAGTTATGCTATTATTATGTTGCTTGGGGATATGCTTTATATAACAAGAAATTAGTTGAAAATGATGAATTTCAGGCATGGGTACACGGACCTGTTTCAAAAGAATTGTATGATAAGTATAAAAATTATGGTTGGCAATATATACCAATTAAAGAATTTAATAAACAACTTGATCCTGATGAATTTGATTTATTAGGGAGTATTTGGATGACATATGGAGATATGTCTGGTAATGAATTAGAAGCATTAACACATACAGAACTACCTTGGATTTCTGCAAGAGCTGGATTAGGAGACTATGATTTATCTAATAATGTTGTAGATGTTAATATAATGAAAGAATACTATTCTAAAATATACGAGGCTAATCAAGGTGAGTAAAAAGCTAATTAATGTAAAAAAAGATAATAGTATTCAAAATGTAAAATTAGCTAAGAGTAGTGTAAAATTCAAAATATTGCTAAATAAGCAGTTAGAAAATAAATTTGGATTTGATAAATTACACTGTTCTAATGGTAATAAAGAATTTCATAATTTTTTAAATGATACCTTAAGTAAAGGGTTGAGTATATCAGAAGTAGACAAATTATTTAGAAGAACAAGAGGTAGACCTGAAAGCATAGTAGTAGAAGGACAAGAAAGAGAACTTATACACTATGGGAAAGATATGAAAGCATTTAGAATATTTGGATATTATGATAATGAATATTTTATATTAACAAAAATAGATACAAATCATAAGACACACAGTAATTAAAAACATAAAGCAATTATCAAAAATGATAGTTGCTTTTTTAATGCAAAGAAAGGAGAAATAATGAAATTAGATTTTTTAGATAGGATGTATCAAGAATACAATGAACTTGATACAAAAATTATAAAACTAGAAAAGGCTTTAAAAACAAAGCCATTAGATAGACGAGAAAAAGAATTATTAATTAATCAAAAAGAACATATGAAAGCATATAGAGAAGTTTTAAATCAGCGAATAAACTATACAAAACAAAAGTATAGTGATTTATAGGAGAGTGATTTTATGAATAAAATAGATAAAATTATTGATTGGTTCAGGCAAAGAAAAGGTAAAGTAACTTATTCTATGGAACATAGAGAGGGTACAGCAAGTTATGATTGTTCTAGTTCTGTTTTTTTTGCTGTTTGTAATGCCTTAAGTATTGAAGATGATGATATCAGAAATACAAGCAATTTAGGACGTTTTTTGTTACAGCACGGTTTTGAAAAGGTAACAGAAAACAAAGAATGGACAGCAAAAAAAGGCGATATAGTTATTTGGGCTAAAAGGAAAGGTGTTCCCGGAGCTTCAGCTCATACGGGAGTTTTTACAGATAATTCACATATTATACACTGCAACTTTAAAGCTAACGGAATAAGTGAAAATACAGAAAAATCTTTGCTTCCGTTGTATAATTGGAATTATGAAGTTTATAGACTTAACGAAGTAGAAAGAGAAGAAAAGCAGGAGGAATTTATGGAACAAGTACAAGAAAGATATATGATTAATGGAAACTATTCAATCGACAGTTTGCCTTGGTTTTGCTCTGATAAAAAGAATGTAGGCAATACTAAAGACTATCAAGGTTATGTAGTAACTGTATCAAGAAAATGGGGCGGTTACTGGTATTCTCAATATCTTGGTGGTTGGATAGATTATAGAGCCTTTGAAGAAGTTGAAACTATATCAGAAGAAAAAACTGTAAAAAACGGCGGTTACAGTATAGATACTAAGCCGTGGGGAACTAAAGGCTTTGAAACTGTCGGAAAATCCGACAAGTTGATAGGTAAAGATTTCACAATAACAGCAAGAAAAGGTGCTTATCTATATATTCAAGAAAAAGCAAAGTGGGTAGATGAAAAAGCATTTTAG